GGAAACGGGCTCATCGCGGACCACCCCCAGCCATCCCCGGACCACGCCAGCCCCACGGCTCGCGTCTGAACCAGCCGATCCGCTTTTCACCCCCTACCTGGCTGTCGTCGCCGACATAGGTCGTTTCGTTTGCCCCCTGAATGACCAGATCGCCGGTGCCGGCTGCCTCGAAGTCTTTCAAGGCCTGGTCGTAATCGCCCCGGCGCGGATCGTCTTCAAGCGAGCCGATATTCGGGAGTGCGTTAAGCAGTTCCCAACGAATAAAGTTGAGCGCGCTGAAATAGAGTTCGTCGGGGATGGTCCCCGCCGGCCCCATGCCGCCTCTCGAATTGGGAAACACCGCTACCTTGCCCCGGATATACTGGGTTGCGTACGTAATAATGGTCGGCAATCGCTGCGTCAACGTGGTGCCGGACACATCCGCCGTGTCGCACTGCATGCGCTCGGTTTCAGTTAACCGGCTCACCACATCGTCAGGCGTGATTGCTAGCCAGGACATTTTTCCTTTGTTAGTAACCGCTGGGCAGAGTTGCCTGCAACCTACGGCAAAGCGCCGACCCTGTGATCAAGACCTGCTCGTACCAATCCAACATAAATACATCTGAGCGCGAGGCCCAGTCCCGTTCCTGATAAACCGCGCTAATGCCGCGCTGGTCCATCCGGAAGGTCTTCATCCAGCTCATGTCGTACGGGCTGGGTGAGGTTTCGGCGAAAAAGACGTAAATGTCGTTGCCGACATAGTTGGCTTTCGAGCTGGTAGCCCCAGGCTTCTTGGTGTCGAGCACGAACGCCGAGACCATGATTTCGATGTTCGGGTTGAGCAACATCGAACGAATCATGTCGATGGTGACTCCGGCAATCGAAACGCCCTGCAGACGGTTCACTACGCTGGTGTGGTTGCGCAGCGCATTGAAGGTTGCGACATTCAGCAAAAGCCTGTTCGGCATCTGCCCGACCGAGTTGGCGAGATCTTCAATCGCCTTGTCGATATTGACGGTGGGGCTTTGGGTCGTCACCGTGATGTCGACCGGAAACGAACTGGCGTACGCTTGCGTTTTGGCCAGATCGATCACCGCTTTAGCGTGAATATTATTGGCGCTCCGGACCAGATACTTGATTTTCTGGCGTTCCAATAGTTCGGGATCAAGCTGGGCAGCTTGTTTGCGTTCCTGATCGTCCACCGGAATGTCTAACCCAAAGCAATCGAGGTTAAACTTTTTGTCCTGCACGTCGAAGGTCAGCCGTTGGGCCTGCTGCCCCACTCCGCGCCTCGAGCCGGTCTGCGCCTGGTAAGCTTGCTTGTCCCCAAAATCCTTGTACCAGCCCGTGTAAATGGCGGTGACCACTTCGGGCGCAAGGAAATCCGCAACCGGATCCACGCTCGATGGCGCGATCTCGAAGGCGTAATTAGTAAGAGTACTGCGAAATTTTCCACTCATAGTATTTGCCTCCTTTTACACGCTCGCCTTGATCATTTCGCCAACCCCGCCGGATTCAAGCGCCAGACCGATCCAACAAGGATTGGTTCCCGGTTTGGTCGAGGTTACCCCACCGTTGGCACCGTCAATCCAGAGGTTCTGGTAAGCGGTTACGCTGCCGGTGGTGATTTTCACATGGTGAACCACCCCGACAACACTCGAATTCCCGCCGGCGGCACCGCCGCCAACTAAACTCTTCACGGTGATATCGATGGTGTTTTCGTCGGTGTCCTGATCGGCAGTCGCGATGCCGATTAACGTTTGACCGGCCGCGTCACTGAGTTGTGCTGTTCCGCTGCCGGTAACCCCGATCAGTTGCCCCGCAACAATCGGCGTCACTACGCTCGCATCGACCGGCAACACAATCTGCGCGGGATGCTGTACAATACCTGCTTGCATTTATTTCTTTAATAAAAAACGAAAGTAAAAAGAGGATATATTATTTGGCTGAAACTTTTCAGCCGTTGGCGAAGGCGTCCGGATGCTCGGCTTTTGCCAGTAACAAAACCGTGTCGGCGTCCGCAGTTGGGTGCGCCATACGCACCTTGGCGATTACCGCCCGCTGCGCCATCATTTCGGCCCGGTCCTGGTCGCGCTGGTTGTCGGCAGCTTCCGCAGCCACACGTGCCGCGCCGATATCGCGCCGGTCCGCCCCGTCGACTTTAACCACGGGTTTAAGCGCCGGCCTCGTGCCCATCGCGTTGAGCGCGTGCTGCGTGCCTTCCGGGTCGCGCAAGTACGCTTCCACGTAGAACTTTTTGGTTCGTTCGTCTTTCCCCGGCATCGCTCCCGCGGCAATCGCCGCGTCGACTGCCCCTTGCGCCTTGCCTTGTTTCAAGGCTACTACCTCGGCTTGCGCCTCTTCCTTCCTGGCGTTGGCGTCGTCCGCGTCGTCCGCCGCTTTCTTCGCTTTGGCTTCCGCGTCCGCCAGAGTGGCTTTCAAGGTTTTGATTTTCTTTAAGAGCTTGTCCGGCATTTCATCGTCGTCGTCCGGCGCTTGATCGCCAAACAATTCCTTTGCGAGTGCCGCAAGCCCCTTGGCTTCTACTTGCATTTTTTTGTTGTGTTGTTGTTGGTTAGGTGCGGCTAACTCCGCCGCGATTTGATCTAAAATTTCTCTTTGCCTCCTGAACGCGGGATTGTTGACCAGGGCGCCAATCGGCCCTGTCTCCGGCAACCCCTGCGGTGTCCCGTCTTTAGAGATCTGGAATGTGGGGCTAAAATGCTTAAAATCTTTGCCCTCAACATTTTCTTTGCCTGTGCGGCTCCATTCCAGATCGAGAAAGACGCCTTGTCCGGGTCGCCACGAAAAACGAATCGGCGTCGCTGCCGCAGCTTTCCCGTCATGGTTGAAATCGATAAACGGTTTAACATCCTCTTTGAGTAACTCTTCCAGATCCTGTTGCAGGATAGCGGCGGTCTCGGCATCCACATGGACATCAATCTCTTTAGGCTCCCCGTTGACCCTGCAATAGATGGTGTGGCTGCCCGCCGGCATGTAGAGAATCGAATCCGGAGCGCCCGCTTCCAGGTCAAAGGTTAATTCGCCTTTGATTAACACCGATTCCGCTTTGGCTCCACCCCCGCGCCAGGCGTCCATGCAGATCGCCACATTCTGCGCCTGGGACCGCTTAGGGTTTCCCGATACCTCAGACATGCATCTTTTCATGAACGCACTCTGCTTTTCGCCGCTGTTTGGTTTGGGGACTGGCATAATCTATTTCCTGGTTTCGCTCTCGAGGTAAAAACTAATTGCCAGGACTGCATCAATCACCCGGTCAAAAGCCGCCGGCAGATTCGGCATCTCGGCATGGGCCGCCTGGATATGCTCGCGAATCTCATTGATTCTCACCATCCGGGGATCGGCTTCCGGTCCGTTCACAGTTGCCGACCTCCCGATTGAATGGCTTTAAACGCGCTGTTTACCGAGTCGACGAACTTGGTCTGAATCTCCGCATCCGGCGGCATCGCTCCGGGCCATTTCGCCTGGTTGACCCCAGACGATAACGCGTAGGCGTTGATGATTTTAGCGCTTTTGCCTTTGCCCTGGCGATAAGCGAGCGCTTTTCCCCGCCGGAACAATTTCACCCCCAGAGAGGTTTGGAATTCAGCGGCCATCCGCCCGCGGGCGTCCGCGATCAGGGGTATGGTCAGCATCTTGACCCGCTTAGGGATGATCCGCCCGCCACTGATCTTGTGGGACAGGTACGGGTTAATGTTAGTGAGAACAAACGTCCTTTTGCCTTGCATCTGAGCGCTTTGCCAGCCCTGGCTGACACTGGCTCCGAATCGGTTGGCGCCGCGACCGCCGGCGATGTAACGGGGTCCGCGCCACCTGGGAATAAAGGCGTCATGGTAGTCGCGGAAGTAATTGAACATCATCCGGCCCGACACTTTCATGACCGGCTCGGGATCGGCCAGCGCTGCCAAACGCGTTCGCAATTCCGGGCTGACCTTCACATCGACCTTGACGCTCATTGGGTGCTTTTTGGTTTGGCGACACAGGCAAGCCGGGTGGTGCCGTGATCAATCCAGCTGACAAACACGCTCCCGCACTGCGGACATTCCACGTGTTCGGCGGGCTTAACCACCCGGCGCAGCATCCCGGGCGTCCGGCAGGTTTCGCACTTAATCAAGCGCCAAATGGTTCGTTTCATATCTCCTTTACCGCCGGTTGTTTAGAGATTTCCGGCTCTGAGATGTGGCGGTCGGTGACCCCGTTAATGAGCGCCGATGTCATGCAGGCGCGCAATTCGTTCTCGAGCGCCGCGGTGTTAAGGTGATTAAACAAGTCGGGCATCCGCCGGCTGGCAGCTTCCAATGCAGCAATAAAATCCTGGTCGGTCACGGTGCCGTCGCGCGCCAGCCCCACCAGATCCTTGAATACCGGCTTAATGGGTTTCAGCCATTCGCTCGATACCCCGGTCAGCCGCTCCATCACGTTATCAACCAGATGCTCAAGGTTGGGCCGGCGCGGTGCGGTGGTGCCGCTGGCCGCGGCAGTTAGAATCGCAGTCGCCATGCTTGGGGAGCCGCCTCCGAATGGTCCGCCGCCACCTGTGGGTGCAGGCGGGATATAGAGTTCCTCGCCCTCGGCCGGGGTGGGAAGCCGGTTATGATTGCGCAGATAGGCAAGGGTGACGGGAATTTGCATATCGACAAAGAGCACTTTATCGCGGTCGGCGAGGGCTTTTTCGTCCTGGGGCTGGTCGACTGACCCGCGGAACTTCGGCAATTCATCCAGATTGCCGTAATTAAGGGCGATAATGGCACTGACAAACTGGGTATTGAGTACCGTTGCCGTGTACTCAACCGCGTTTTGCAGGACTTCATCGCGAATATCCTGATGCACCTGGCCCAGTGCGCGCGAGCCCGAGGTCTGGACATCGCTGGTTAAGGTTTGACCAAGAATCAGGATATCGCAGACTTTATCCGCCATTTCCTGCATGACTTTCTGCGGCAGCTCACCGGCTCCCTTGGAGGTATCAATGACCTGCACCTCGGTGTCGTCCGGAAAGACGCCCCAGCCGCCAGAACCCAAATCCCTCATAAATTCCAGAAGCGCATTCTTGGCGTCGATTGAGCCAGCCTGGTATTTGCCGATCCGATACGGCACACCGAATAGCTCAGAAAAACTCATAAACCATTCGAGCCCGTACACACTTGCCAGCCACCAGCCGGCCAGACACCGGAACATTGCCGAGACGGTCGGATGCGCGGTGTGCCGCTGATTAATCCCGATGACAAATTGGTAGTCTGGAAATTCTTCCAGGTCGCCCATCGTGTTGCTTAAATGCCCCTTGCGGTTGAGCATCAGCCGATCTTCTTCCTCGGTCAGGATGGGGTAACCGTAATAGCGCGCCGGGATAGTCTTGGCAGCGAGCGGCATCGTTTCCGCCCCACGCTGTTCCCAGTAGATCTCATCGACAATGTGACCCAGGAACATCGAAAATACGATGTCCCGAATCAGCCCCGTGAAATCGCGCTGCTGGCGTTTGATGTCGGGCCGGAATCCCCCAATCGCCCGTTCCACCAGATCAGCTTTATCGGCCGCCTCCGGCGTTGCATCGTTTTTGCCTTCTTTGGCCGGCTCAACGTTCCAGGGGATTTTGGTAACCGCCGACGCAAGTTCGTTGATGTCTTTTTGCAACCTGGGCCAGCTGTCGCACATTTTTTCAAACAACCGTTGCTGGTAGATGAGACTCCCCGTAAGCGCCAGGCGCAGAATCGATTGCACCTCGGCCGGCAGGAGTTTGTCGTGCAGTTGTTCGCGGATCCGATCGCTGGTCTTAACGATCAGCCGGTCACCGGCACGGACTCCACGGCTGATCCTGACTTCACCGTTGGTGCGCGCTTCAATGGTGCTCGAGGGCGGCGGGCTGCTGCCATGACCGTCGCCCCCGGCTGTTACTGCTTGGCGTTTTGGCCGCTCAGTGATCTTAGGGCGCCTGTTCGCCATTCTTTTCCCCATAGTGGACAAAAACTGTTTGGTGCCAGTGCATTGGCGATAATGCTGGCTATTATTGCGCAGTTGCTTAATTTTGGCTATTAGAGATTTAAGCCTCTAAGAGTCAAAAAGAGCCGGATGGTTCGCCGGCGGACGCAAATATTGATATTCCACCTGGTCCCCGTGCCCAAGGCGCACGGCAAACGGATAGATAATGTCGGTTTTTTGTTCGGTTTTGGCGGTTGCGTAAGCCGAATCAATCAGCTCGCACAGTTGATTTTTGAACTCCTCGATGCTCATAGGGGGATCTGGGGAAAAGATCTCATGCCTAAGGTTTTACCCTTAGACCGACAATAGGGGCTTGCAAAGAATCTTTTCGGTTGGTACGGCTAAAGGATATGGCAGCCGTAGAAGTAGTGATCTCAGGTTTTTTGTACCATGGAAAAAGCGGCGCGGGAACGCCGGTAACGATTGTCGGTATTGCGGGTCTGCAAGGCTTAGAAGTTGGCGGAGGTCCGATTATTCCAGGGCCACAGCCCCCGGTCTCTGGCCCTCCGGGACAACCCACCTTCCCGATCTGGGGACCGCCGGGTTTTAATCCCCCTGGGGAAGGGTATCCTCCCGGAATCGGTGGCGGACCAATTATTCCGCCAGGGCAACCACCATCGGGAGGCGCTCCAGGAGTACCTACTTTTCCCATCTGGGGACCGCCAGGGATTACCTTGCCCCCGGGAAGCGGATACCCTCCGGTTGCCGGTCACCCGTTGCCACAACCGCCAGAACAACCGCCCCAACCCATTGTGGGCTGGGAAGGCAAGGTTTATTGGACACCCGAAACAGGCTGGGGAGTCGCCATTGTGCCCAAACCCGGCACTGAAGTCCCGACCCCATCTTGACAAAAACACACACCGTCCGTCACAATAGAGGGTTGAAAGGATAACAAACCTTCGCAGAAAGGACTTATCTCTTCCTCTACGCCATGAAAGCCCCGGTGAGTGCCGGGGCTTTTCTTTTTTTACCAGCCGGTATCCGCGGTGTAATGCAAAAAACCCCATGAACTAGCAGGCGCAGCGGAACCAATCGTCAATTGCGCAAAGCCCGCATCTTCGACATTATTGAACGAACTTACGGTGATGTCCGATGGCGTGTTCCACCTGATCGAATTGGCTGCGCCACTATTGTAATTGTAAGCTGTCATCGTCGGCGCTTTAGGCATCCTCCGTTTAAAGGAGGCTCCGGGTACTTGGACAGTGCTTGAGCTACCAGTGGCCGTATTATAGACCATCAATAGATTGTTGGCATTGACGGTGCCTGGCTT